TCCTTCCAGTTAATCCCAAATTAAAAGTTCTTTGCTTTCAGAATCAGGCGAATACTAACCCCAAAGCTTTTGCTATTGAGCGCGGTATATTTCTTGATTTTGTTGAGCAATTTGAAGACCTGACACCAACCGAAGCCATTGGCTTTTCCAGAGTTTGCTACTACACGGACTGGCCCAGCGGTTTTTCCGTTTATGAAACGTCAAAAGGAGCGAACAAAGGCGTAAAAGAAATTAACCAACTAACGAGCGAACTATTAACATGTCTGCAAAAAGAGCAATAAAGAACCCGAGCAGTTCAAAAAGTAAGAAGCCGCAAGAAAACCTTGAGTTTGATCTTGATTCAATTACTGAGGAACTGGCTAACAAAAGCTATCACAGCAATACATCAGATGAGCCAGAGGAGATCATTAAAACTTCTGTTGATATACCTGAATCCATCTACCAGCGCATCACAACCGATGCGTTTAAAAACAAGATGACTAAAAAAGGCCCCAGAACGAACAAGGGTATAATCCTTGAAGCATTAAGGAGGTATTATGAAACACGCGATGATGAATAGAATTATCTATTCTCAGATTATCTAGTCTCGAATTATTCAAACATATAATAAATATTCCTTTTTGTGCTTGCAGGCTTATAATCAGGCGATTCAATTCGCTTGAGGGTCTGTTATGTCAAACTTTATTCAGTATCTTCAGGTTAATCAGAATTTTAAATACCTATCCCAGTATGGGGGCATCACCCCGTTAACCAATGGCAAGATATGGGTGGGCATTGCTGGGCAAGATCCAAAATCCAAGCCGTTGAATGTTTTTATCATCGATGCCGAGGGCAACAAACAGACGATCCAGCAACCTTTCTTCACCAATGCCCTGGGTAACTTTGTTGATTCAGAGGATCGGACTGCAAATCTGATCTATCCGCAAATAGACGAAGATAGCTATTCACTTTATATTGAATTTGCCACAGATGGGCAGCTGTCGATTTATCAGCGTTCAACGGTTGCCGCAGGATTTAATTCTGTTGATTTTCAGAACAAACTCGATCTTAAAAATATTCTGGATGCCGATAAAACGGGCTGGAATGTCAATGCACCCACAGCACTAAGCACTGATCAGCGATTTACGGCGATTGAAACCAGTGCTGTGACTAAAAACGCACTGTCAGACTCTATTGATTCAAACAATTCCCAGCAAGGCGCTTCATCCAAAGCGGTGTTAAACCTTAAAAACTATTTTAGTTTTAACAATACAGAAACCGAATATTATCAGGGTAGCCAATCCCGATTAAAAACCGGCGATTATGGATTGATCAAAGTGACTATTATTAATGGTGGCCAAGGCGGGCAGGGTGGCATGTTTAATGTGACAGACAATAAACCGCCCCAGTTTAAAGGCGGCAATTCAGGCTCAGGAATTATTATCTGGTTAATCACTGAAATGTTGGAAGATTCAATGGATATAACTATAGGCGCGGGTTCAGCAGCCTCAGCAGATAGTGCCAGTTCAGTTCCTGCCATTCCCCCATTGGGTGCTTCATCAAAACTTAAAGTCACTTACCAGGGCGCGGATTTTTTACTGTCCCCTGATTCAGGTGATGCGGCTAATCTTCATCAACCCTTCATTCATGATTTTGTTTATCTGCCTGCCAATTCCGGTGATGTGGGTCAGATCGTTTGGGGCAAGGATTCAACCGTATCAACCAAAACGCTTAGTAAACAGGGATTGGGTGGCCTGTCCCCTGTTTTGATCGAAACTGGCAAATTTGCCACCGCAGGCAATGGCGGGAAATCGGGCGTTTGCTGTTCAGATTCCAGTGTCACAGGGGTTGCAACCAATGGATCTATTGGCCTGATGATCATCCAGCGGTTAAAGGTTTAGCCTTTTTCAGGGTGTTTAAATTAAATAATCCTAAATTATTTATTCCCAAAATATCTAATATTTTAATAAGTAAGCCAATAATTTTCTCAATGAGAAATCAAAAAGCACTAATTTTCAGCCAAACAGCAGGATTATTTATTTTTTGATTAATTAGTTTAAAAATATTTGACCCCAACTCACTACAAAAATCGTTTACAAGCGAATTAATCCCCTCTTTAATGTTACCT